GTACTGCGTCGGCGTACCGTTTAGGAATCCGCCAAAGTAGAGGCCATCAGCCATATCAAACACCCGGCCAGAACCGGGATTAGCCTGCGCCTTCGACGCCTTTACCGATGAGATGTCGCGGCTTGCGAATCCACACATGCCGATGTCGCCAACCTGCGGGTCGAGAATGATCGCGTTCGTGCCGCCCTGGAGCCGGAAGTAGGGCAGGCCGTAGACGATGCCGTGAGGCGTAGCATTCCCCGCGCCGTCCACCTGATTCACCAGCGGCTGAACATCGACAAAGCCGACTGGCGAGACGCCGCCGTTGTTCGTGACAGAGACGATCTTGACCAGCGTGATCGTGCTGATGCGCGCGAGAATCTGATTGACCAGAAAGGAAAGGGCGCCGAAGTCTCCGGCGCCCGATGCTGGCTCCTGCGTTCCGGTGTATCCGAAATTGTTCATATGCCGAGCTTGTAGCAGCCGATATGCGAGAACCAGGCTCCGCCAGGCATCTCGCTTTCCAACTCATGGACGATGCTGAAAACGTTCCAGATTCCGTTTGCGACGGTGATCGAGCTATTGACATTCACCTGACCGCCCAACTTCAGATCGGGATTGAATTCGGTCGTCAGGCCGATGCCATTGCCCGAGAAAACTGGATACCCGACCATTCCGGTCGCTGGGGAGATCGGGATTGGATCGCCCGTACGCGCTGCCGTCTTTGGCCATATGGCTACTGTTCCGCGGTCTACAGTGAAGTAGATGTTCGCCGCTCGAGCGCAAGACTTGAGCTGCTCGTACGCGGTTCCACTGAAGTACGGGCTGGAAAGTTGCGCCGTTACCCCGTTGTTCTCGAACGCAAAGCCCATCGTCTGGGCTATGCCCTGGATAACCGTAGCCGCATCAGTCGGGCCGCGGAAACTGATGGCATTGACTGGCTTTACCGCTTGAAGTGAGGCAGACAGTGCCGTGATGTTAAATGCAACGTCGGGCGCGCTCTGGAACTCACCGAATGCAGAAGCAAAGGTTCCCTGATAGACGGTGGACATCGCGCCACCATCGTTGCCGGCCGCCACAAGAATCCGGTTGTCGCGACGTTGCTGCATGATCGGGCCAACCGTTGTGAGCTGGTTGATCATGCTCAGCGGCAGTCCGTTGACTCGCAACTGCATCTGGCCTTGCGCATCGCCGTTGTACGTGACAATGGACGCCTTCGCTCTTAATCCGCTGAGTGTGACATCTGGCCCCTGTGTTTCTCCGAATTGGCCTTCTGCGAGACTGATGGTCACATCGATCCGGCGCTTTACGAAGGTCATAGATCACTTGCTTCCAGATAGAGCAAAACGAACCGCGACCCGAGACCCGTATAGACCGGATCGCTTGTGCCTTGCGTGTCGGTGAACGAGAGATCGCCGATAAACCCTAGGTACGTCTCGCGCACCATGCGAACGCGATCGAGGCAGATCGTTGCGGTGATGATCGGAGAGTTGCTGACGTACAGGTCCAGATACATCCCCGTCGATTTCTGATAGACGTTGATCTGGCAATTCTGGCCGGCCAGCAGAACGCTCAGTGACTGGCTCGGAGTGGCCTGCAGTGGGATCGTCAACATTACGCGAATTGACCAAGAGGGCCGGACAAGACGGCTGGGGTTTGGACCGGCGTGACCGCCTGAATCTGGCCGTTGCTGATGGAGTCCGCAGCGCTCGGAGATTGCACCTGACTTGCAGCAAGAGGCGAGCTTGACGCGCTCGCGCTGAACTGAGCGGTAGCGTTCTCGCGGACCTCAAGAAACCACATGTCAACAGTGATCATCGTCGCGCCATTCTTCGTCTCGCGGCGATAATCAACGTTCTCGACGGTCGCGTTGACGTAGGTCTTTTCAGGCGTGACGACGTTGAACGTATCAATCGAGGAAAGCATCGCATCGCATTGGGCGATGAACGCGGTACGGCTCGCCAGGTCAGAGCCGATAGCCATGCGAACCCGTACATCGTACGGAGTCGCGACCTTGTTGTAGCTTGCGAACGCGCCCTGTTCCTGCGGGTAGTCAGAAACGCGGGAGTTGTTCTTGTAGTCCAGTGCGAGGAACGAATCCGGCTGAAGCACCTGATTGCCATTCAGGTCGAAGATCCCCCAGACGGGCGCCGAGAATCCGAGCAGCGAGGCAAGCGCCCCCAATGCTCCGACTTCCAACGCCTCCGGGGTCGGCACTGTCACGCTTCGCAACAGCGCCGGCACTCCCGGAACAGCCGGAACATTCGGAAATTGGATAAATGGCACGTTAGGTCAGTCCAGTGTTGGCTTGCGCGACGAAGTGGTACTTGCTGATTTCCGAACCCAGACCACGGGCCACGCCAGCAGCATCGGTAGCCTGCGTATGGACGTTGATCGGACCGTTGATGTTGACTTCGCTGCTGCTGGTGTTCGACGTCGATGCGACCGGCGGCGCAGATACGCTTGAGCCAACGGGCAGAGAGGCGACCGCAGCGGCATTAGCCTGACCGAGCGACGCATACACGCTGTTCGCATACCCTTGTCGCCGGGCGATGTTTGCCTCCGCAGCGCCAGGCCGCTCAAACTCGCGCGCGTGAATCTCCGCAGCTTGTGCGGCGGTCTTCGCAAGGCGAATGCGGCTATCAGCCAGCTTCTCTGTCGTCTTCAGCTCCTGAAGCATGAAGTCCGTCTGCTCACCGAACGTCGATTCCTTCAGCGAGTGGCCAAACTGCTGCTTGAATGCCTTAGCCCGAGGACCGAGCCATTGTGCGATGCCAGTTGCGCCCGATGTCGTGTTGACGGCGTTCGGATCAAGTCCGCTTTCCTGCATGAGGCTGCCGATGATCCCCGCGACTTGGGCATCGCTATAACCCGCTCCCTTGAGTCGGCCAGCCAGGTACTTCTGGCGATCGGAGAGTGATCCAGAATTTGCGCCTTGCCGAGCCTTTCCGACCGGATCGCCGTCCCACGTTGAACCTTGGTGCGCCTTTAGGTAGTCGTCTTCGCCAGTGTTGAGGCCTTTGCTATAGACCATCGCACCGATACCGCCGAGCACAGCAAGAGCGGTAGCACCGATGCCGCCTCCAATGACGCCAAGAGCGGAACCAACTGAGCCAAGAGCGCCGGCGAGGCTAAGAAGCGGCGACACCATGCCAAGGACTTTGATCGCAGCCAGCCCGATCAGAACGTTTTTCCAGCCACCTACGGCTTCAGCAGCATCATTGGCGATCTTGGCAAAGTCCTGGATCGACTTGACCGCGCCATTCACCCAGTTGGTGATGTCGTCCTTATGCGAGACGACCCAGTCGCCAAGTTGCTTGATGTAGCCGATCAGCGTATCGAACGCAGGCATCAGCGCTTCAACGACCTTGATCCCGACGAGGGTAAAGGTGCGCTCAACGCCGAGCCACTTCTTGCGCAGTTCATCAGCCTGACGGGCATCCTCCGCAGAGATCGCGGACAACTTCTCCATCGCCGCGACCTGATCCAATACAGCAGAACGGCCTTGCTTCAGCAGATTGAACTGGTCATCGCTGATACCCATCTGTGACGCGACGAGTTGCGCGCGGCCCGGATCGGTCTTGTAGATCTTGGAAATGATGTCAGCGCGGGCCAGAAGATAGGAATTTCCATCCTTCAAATCTTCTTTGTTACCACCCATCCGCCAGAACCATTGAAGCGACTCGCTTGATTGCCCCACCTTGAACTGCGCGATGGTCTTCTGCGATTCCTTCAACTGGGCGGTCATGCCCTCGGCCGTGCCGCCCGCATCTTCGGCCACGCGCTGCCACGCGGACAGGCGCTCTGTGCTTATCCCTAGGTTCTGGGACAGGCGCCCGAGGCTGGCCGCGCCGACGATCGTATTCTCAACGAAGTTCTTGATGCCGACGCCGGCAGTGAACACGCCGATCAGGGCAAGCGCCTCGTTGCGGATCTTGGAGAAGTATTGCGCTGCGACCTTGCCGGATGCCTCCATCTCTCTCGCGCGCTTCTGTGCTTCGTCGGACGTCGCCTTGAGATCCGTGCGGGCCTGCGCTGAACCGGTTTTGAATGCCTTCGGGTCAAGACCGAGTGTCACGACCAGCGAATCGATAACGGTGGCCATGATTATTTACCTTGCTTTGAAAGCACGCGTTCGTTGTAGTTGTCGATCACTAGAACCTCCAACAAGTTGTAGAGGTCTTCGGCGCCGTAGACAGACTGCAACTCGTGCAGAGTCGCCATGCGTCGCGAAACGATGGTGCCAATCGAACGCGGCAGGTTTGCGTACTCAATGAGGCGCGAATTCGGAATACCGGGTGGCCCCGTATCGATTACGCGCCTACGGTAAAAAAATCCGTATGCAGATTCCAGATCGCCTTGCGCAGCGTGAGCATCGTTGCAACTTCTTCGATGTCATCTGGGATCAACGACCGAACGACGCCGGGACTCGGCTGGATCTGGACGCACTCCATCATCTTGTCCAGAAGCGGCTTCGCGGCGTCGAACGGAAGTTTCGTGATTGCCTTGATACCCATCGCCGCGAGACCGGCGAGACCGGCCTCAGCGATGTTGTCGGGGATCTCGACGCCGGCGTTCATCAGGGCGAAGAGGGCGCGGCCGGCCCACTCTTCGGATTCGGCCGTGGGCAGTTCGGTCAAGACGAAAGATTTCCCTTTGTCCCGACCTTTCGCGTCGATCGTAATGATTGCAGTTTTACGTGCCATATCAGAACGGAGCCGGGCTGACAGATTCGAAGGTGATTGCCCATTTACGCGGCTGAAGGATTTTCTTGCCGGTGGGCATCTTGCTTTTGCTGGTCATGATGCCTTTGGTGCAGGCGAACTTTTGTCCGGTGCCGGGCAGCAGGATCGTCAGTTGAGCAATGAAGATTTCACGCGCCGTATCTTCTGCGGTACCCCACGTATCGAAAATGAACGCGGACGCGGAATCGGCCTGCAAAGTAATTTCGATAATCGTAGGGTACGGCGTGTAGCCACCCGACAGTTTGCCGTCCACGCCCATCACGGCTTCAGCGGAGGTCACGTCTGCAGACGAGAACATGTCGTCGACGCTGTACCCCTGAAGTTGCTGTGGCACCGGGAAAATGCCACCGACCGATAACATTAAGACCGAGTTTGCGTTTGTTAAGGTAGCCAATTCAAGCTCCAAAAGAAAAACCCGCTGAGCTTGCGCTGAGCGGGTCTAGATGATGTTGTGTCTGACTACCTGTTACGGCATGTCGGGCCAATAGCTATTAGATTTGGACCGGTTCTCGGAACCACGCAATACCTGCAAATTCGCCTCACAATGCAGGCCACATACACGCTTGCTTTGTAGCGGAACAATATGATCCACGTGATACCACTCGCCGGTGACCATACTCAAAAATTGAGCGGCGAAATAGAATTCTTCGATTTTGCTATTACTTGCCCACTTCGGCGTGGCTAGCAATTTTGATGCAGTGCGGCGCGCAATGGCAGCGATAACTCTGTGCTTGTTAGCTGCCTTCCAGGCTATGTTCCTCGCGCGCGCCCCATTGGGATCTGATGCATATGCTTGGGCGCTCCAGATCCGTACTTGGTCGACATTATTGGTGCGCCAGTCCGCCGCTCTTTTCCGCAGAGACTCTTGATGATCCGCATAATACTGCCGACTTTCTGAGTTGCGCCGATCAGCGTTCTTGTGATGGTATGCGCGGTTGCTGGCGCGCTCACAAAGTATGCATTCGGATCTTGTTCCAGCCTTCGTCTTGATCGGTCGAAATTCGAGAATGTGCTTAACTTCTCCGCACTTCGTGCAGTTTTTTGATTCCATCGTTTGCCCCTAAGCAAACCCTAGTGAATGGTGCGGGAAGCCAGCTAGGGAACTGGCTTGTCGGATGCCTCCTATCCCGCACTTTTTCATTTTACAGCAGTTAAGCTGGTTATTGCACGTCGAGACTCGCCAAAGACAGGCTTTGCACGGCGCCTCCGTCGGCGAACCACAAGGTATCCGCAGTCGGCCCTCTAGCCACACGTATTGCCGCGGTTGCTGGCCCGCGTTGGAAATACCAGCCCCGCGTGGAAATTGTCGGAGCTATCGTAATTCCGGCCGCGTTATTAATTTCTGCCGACTGCAGCGCAGATAACGTAACGCCGGTCCGAATGGCCCCAAAGTTCAATGCGGCATTGATGGCGTCCATATATGCTTGCTCGACAAGCGCATCGCCAGCCGGGTTGTACGGAACCGAATCGACTTGCGTCAGCAGATCCATGCCGGCGACCTGAAGCGAATCGTTCAGCCACATCTGGTTGAAGTAGGCATCAGCCCACAGGAACGGGCCGCTGATCTGGCCATTCGCGAGGAACGTCCAGCCGTTGTTCCGCGACGCCCATGCGCCATAGAACGAATACCCGTTAGCGGTGAGTGTGTCGCCGGTCGTTTCGTCGGTCACAGTCGCCGTCAGCCCGCTCTGCGAACGGAACATGAAGGTAGTGCGACCGTTGGTGCGCGCAAAGTCGAGCGATGCGGCGATGCCGAGCACGAACGCGGCAACCTGAGGATCTTTGTAGATCGACATGATTCCGGAGTAACCAGCTGCCTTGACGAGTGCCCCGAAGCACGTCGTGCTGTTCTGGACCGTTGCCTGTGCGTCCGTGTCCCATGCGACGTACGCATAGCGATTGTTCTTGGAGTTCGTCCATGCCGCGAAAGCAACCTTGTCGGCGGTGACCGGCTCGAACACGGTCATGAACGCCGCCCAGTTCTGGGAGACCTGGACGATGCCTTGCATGTTCGTTGCCGGAACACCTGCGACAGCACCTTGCGAGGTGACGGCGCCGGTTGCCGACGTCAGGTTCAGGCCAGCCGCCAGCGTGCCAGACACGAAGCTGATGGTCGACGAAGCGCCGGTCGTAGCGGAAGTGATCTTGAATGCCGCGCGCTGGCTGTCGTAGCTGACCGTGCCGCCTAGCGAAGTAAAGCCGGCAGCGATAATCGTGGCGGCATTGGAAAAACTGGTCGCTGCGGACAGATTGATGGCCGACGAGGTCTTGAGAACGCCGTCAATGGTCACGATCAGCGTGCCCGATAGCGCTTGCAACTGGGTCAGCGTCAGGCCGGCAACGGATGCGCCGCGCACATAGGCAGCTACTGACGTCGTCGGATACTGAGCGAAGAGAATGGCGCCCGGCGTCTTCGTGGCATTCACGTATGACAGGAAGTAGTTCCCTGCATAGATTGCCTCGGGGGCGGTCGCGCCGAAGAACGCGTCAACATCATCGCCGTTCGCGAAAGACATGACTGTGCCGATCGGCACAGAAGTATCGGCCGTCAGGATCAGGCCGTTCAGGTCAAATGCCGATCCGCCCGCGCCAACGACGCCCGGCTGAACATTAACAATGTCCGAGGCAGGAATGCTCATGTAAAACTCCAGGTTGGCCGTTTCCGGCGCTCAAATGCAAAAACCCCGCACTTGGCGGGGTTCGGGGTAGTGGGCGGGGCGAGAATTAAGGCGGGTACACGACATCGACATCGATCAAGCCGACCTCGAGCGAGTCCGCAAAGTCCTGAGGTACGGTGACGACCGGATTGAACTGAAGCACTGCATCGAATACCCACCGCTCCATGTACTGCTCTTCGCCTGTGACGAACGGCATCTGATGCGCGTCGTTGGCATATAGCGGCTGCATATCCAGCCCGGACTCGGCAAACTTCTGACACGCATAGTCGCTGCGCAACATCATCGAAAGCATGTTGGCGTTGTCCATCGCGGACACGCCGTAGCAGTCGATCTGAACGGATAGTTGCGTCGATCGCTTGTTCAGGGAGCCGCTGTTATCCGGTGCGTAGGTCTGCACGTTCGTCGAGAGTGGGCTGCTCAGAGACGCAGTGATTTCGATGAAATCGCCAGCTGGCATCGCGACGCGATTCTGAAGCCCGCGGATAACATGGTCGCCGTCAAGGCTGACCAGCGACAGAATGAACGAGCGCAATACCGTCAGCACCTGCGTTTCTGTGATGGAGACGGTAGCGGGCATCAAGTGTTCATCTGGAGCGAGACACCGACCTTGCACCAGCCGGTATCCCAGGTTTCGATTACGGCTTTCACAAGCCAGGTGGTGTTCGCCAGAGAGAGGGGCACGCCGCCGCCGAACATGAACAGGTCACCGCCTTGGCCGAGGGGGCGTACCACGCCTTGCGAGTTGCCGTTCAGGTAAAACGCGCGTTGCACACCCTGGACGTTCAATCCTTCGAGATGCCGGAGATCGCCCGCGGTCAGCGCCTGCACCTGAACCATGACGCCGTCGACATCGACGTAGGCCGGGGTTTGCGAACCATCAGGCCCGGTCGTGTAGCCGCTGCTGTAGCGGATTGTGGCGGGGCGGAAGGGGTTGATCGTGCCGATCGCGCCAGCGACAACGTTGTGAAGGTTCACGATCCGTCTCCTTCCTGCACTTCCGAATCGACACTGTTCAGCATGTGGCCGGAGTCGATCAGCGGATTGTCTTTGCCCTTCTTGGCGATCGTCGATTTCGCATTGCCGGGGCTCGAGAACTCCCGGATCGATTCCTGAAGCTGCTCAGATACGAGCTTGCCCATGCGACCTAGTGCCAAGTCTTCGTCATAATCCGCTGCCTTGATGATCTTGCCGAGTTGTTCCGGCCATTCGCCCTTGCGCTTCTGGATCATGTCGCGGAAGAACGGACGCGACGGGATTGTTACTGTGTGCTCTTCTACATGATGCGTCGTCGAGAAATTCGCCTTGTCGGCTTTCACGAACTGGCCATTCTTATTGAATGTGCCGTCGCTCTTGATGCTGCGGTTGATGGTGACGTCATGCGCCGGCACGGTGACCGTACCGCCGTACTCGTTTGTGGCCGCGATCAGCGCGACAGGCGTACCGTCTGGATACGTCGCGTCTTCGAGGAAGCCGACGCGAACCGTGTTGGGCTTGCCGACCTTGGCCGCGATCTCGCGAAGCTTGGCTTCGAGTGCGGCGCCGCCGGTGAATGCGTTGCCCATCACCGCCTCCAGGGTCCGCGTTCCCACGGATTAGCGATCGGCGTTGGCCCGGGAACATAGCGCATGGAGCGGAACTGGACGGTAGCCTGCCAGAATGCGAGGCCATATTTCGTCTGGCTGTACCACTGCGCCGATCCTGCTGGCATGTCCAGTTGCGTCCCCACTGAGACGCTGCCCTCAGTCGCATTACTTATGCGCCCGACCAAGGGAGACGATGCTTCGCCGTTCAGCGGAGCATTCAGGGCGGCAATGTGCGCCGTCACCATGTTGAGCAACACCGCCCTCAGGCACAGATCCTGAATGATGCTGCCGGGCGAGTTGTCGCAGTAAAGTTGCGCTTCCCAGAAATACTGCTGGGCGAGCGGTTGAGGAACAGACGTCGCAAGTTCCGGATACCGCAAAGCCCATGCCGAGTAATCGAAACTTACGACGCCGTTCATTACGATGCCCGCCGGAAGCCGTCAGACGTTTCAAGACCCTTCGGGAGCTTGCTCGGATCGAGACGCTCCAAGCCGGACTTTTCGGTTTCTTTTTCGCGGGCTTCTGCCATCGTGCTCGCATTGTCCGCGTGTGCGAACAGCATGCCGTTCACGATGTATTCCGCCTCTTTGTGCTGCTCGACCCATTCGTCCCAGAACGCTTTCGGGATGCCATGCGTGATCGCATAGCCGAACGTGAGTTGCTGATGCGGACCCTTGTTCTGCGGAAAAGAATTGCCCTGCACGACGAACGTCTTCGCACCGCGGCGCGGCTCCGCGATCTTGTACGTGCGAGCGCCGCCACCCATGACCGGCTCATTGCGTTCACGAAAGTCGTAGAGCTTCAGCACAAAGTCGAACGGCATCTTGCTTGCCACCGTGACCGTTGCATTCGACGGGGATTCGTTGTGCTTCTTGATTGAAAGCGTATCGCCAGCCATATTGACCGCCTGTAAAAAAGGAAAACCGCGAAGAGAGAGGGGCGTGCCGCCAACGCTGCGGTCAGGGCGCTTTCGGGAATGACCCTAGGCGGCACGCTTTGCTGCAAAAGAAAAGCCGCCCGGAGGCGGCTTATTACTTCTGGTGAAACTCGCTCACACGCCGACCATCTGCGCCATGGCAAACGGCTGGCGAAGAATGAAACCCGCCGAGCCTTGCGCCATCTTCTGCTTGTATGCCGACAGTTCGCGAACGACCGGACCTGCCCACAGCTTCGCGTTGAAGCTGCAATAACCGGAGTCCTGACCGGTTGCGTCCGGGCACCAGAGTTGCACGATCTCACCGATCGCCGAACCTTGCGGGTTCTGTGCGGTCAGCGCGCCGTATTGCACAGCGGTCTTGACTTCCAGGTTCGGGAAGTTGTTCTTCAACAGCGCCGCCACGTTCACGTTGAACGTGTTCGTTGCGGTCATCGCACCTTCGCGGCTCGGCGACATTGCCAGCACGAAGCGCGACTTGGTGTTGATGCGACCCGACGACTGGTTGATGAGCTGGATCACGAGACCTTGAATGTCCTCGAAAATCTCGTTCGCCGTGGCATTGATCGCGGTGCCATTCAGCCACGCCACGCCACCATTAGCCTTCGGTGCCGGGGCAATTGCCGGGTAGAGCGACGGATCATTCAGCGCCCCGTAGTTCTGGAGACCGTCGACGCCCTTGAAGTACGTCAGGTTCTGGAACTTGTTCAGGCCGTCGATCGCAGCTTCTTTCTGCTCGGCGACGAATCCGATCTTCGCGAGGCCGACGCGGTCGATCTCAAGATCACCGTACTCGACGATGGTCTGATACAGATACGGCTGGCGTTCCGGAAAGTTCGTGTTGATTCCGGCGCGACCGTTGTTGTTGTGATCACCATACGAGGAAACTTCGTAGGTACGTTCCACAACCGGGAAGATCAGCGTCGTGCTGGTCCATTCGCCTTTCTGCTTCTCGCCGAAGATGTCGGCGCCTTCGTTGGCCGCCGTCAGGACTCGGAGAATGTCCGGGTCCATGAAGAAGGTCAGGTATGCCGGGACGCCGGAGTTCGGAGCCGTAACGAGTGCCGGCTGGGCATCCATCGCGAGATTGAGGTTTTCTTTCCACTCCGGGCGGCAGAATGCCTGCGTTCCCGGAAAGTCGATACCCCAGCGCGTGCGGTGATAGTCAATCGCTGCCCGCTGGTCGGCGGGCGACATGTCATATGCCAGTTTGGGCATGATTTAATCCTTTGGGCAATAAAAAAGCCGCCCTTAGGCGGCTTGATGCGTTGATGGTGGACTGTGGCGTTAGCCGAGAACCCAGGTGGTCATCTTGACCAGTTCGCCCGGTGCGGCGACGGAAGCGGCGACCCATTTCGTCTGGGTGCCGGCCGCGACCGTGATCGTTCCGGATGCGAAGGTCTGACCGATGTTCACGGCGTACGTCCCGTTGCCACCAGTGCCCGTCAGGAAATCCGTGATAGCGGTGCCAGCGGTAATGCCACTACCGCTCAAGGCATCGCCGAGTGCCAGGGCGCCCGAGCCGACAGCCGTCACCGTGAGCGTGCCGCCAGAGCCGGTAATTGCCGTGCTGGCGACCGTCTGTGCGGCGCTGACCTGATAGGTGCCGATGCCGCCGGCCGTGCCAGTGAGCTGGCTGAGAATCTGCGTGCCAGCGGTGACGTTCGTGCCGCTGATCGTCTGGCCGTTCGTCAGAACCCCGGTCGTGACCGCGGTAACCGTCAGCGTCGTGCCGGCGATCGATCCCGTCACCACGTTAGCAGCGATCGAGCCAGTCACGGTTGCGCCAGTGAAGTTCGAGCCGAACTGAACTGCACCGGTGGAGTTCTGCGCATAAGCAGCCTGGCCGACCGCGGTCGTGCTCGATCCGGCGTTCACAACCCAGAAGCCGCCCGCGCTGAACAGCGTGATCGGCGCGCCCTGGTAAATGGTGAGCGTGCGCTCGGCGAGGTAGTCGGTGATGATGGCTTGCTGGTCACGCAGCACGAAGCCCGAAGGTGCGCCAGCGCCGTAGTTGTTCACGGTGCGGCCGTCTTCCGGGTTGACCCAGGCGAAACGGCCAACAGTGACGCCACCGGGACCGGCGACGAGTGCGCCTTGACCGGCATTGACGGTCGCGCGCGGGTTGTTATCGCAGAAGTCACCCAGTACTGCGGGTGCCGCCTGCACATTGACTTGACGGGGGAATCCCATGTTCTACTCCTGTGTCCTGTTGATTAGCGGCCGAGGCGATGCGCGTTCGGGAAGGCGTCCGAAAAATCGCCCGGTAGCTGGCTGTCCGATGCGATGCGCGCCTTCGGCGGAGCATCACCCGGCTTCGGCTGGGCAACCAGCACAGCCTTGTATGCGCTCGGGTGGACGCCAGCGACGTCGATCTTGAGCACGTCGAGGGCTGCCTTGTAGATGGCCTCGGCGCTGTCCATGGCGGTCAGCTTGCCGACATACGGCTTGGCGATTTCTTCGGCTTCAGCGATGCCGCGCAGGCGGGCGATCGTCTTCTGTTCTGCATCGCGCGCTGCTGCGTCGCAGGCGAGTTTGATCGCCTTGTCCATTGCTGCCTTGCTCATCGGAAGCGGCTCCTTGTTCGTGTCATCGCGCGGGGTTGCGTTTGCGCCACCCGGCGTTTGCGGCGGTTCATCCATTGCGGCGGGATCGGCAGGTTCTGCCGGCGTCGGTTCGTCGACCGCCTGACCGGCAGCCGGCGCGCTCAATTTGGCTTCGATCTGTGCGAGGTCTTCGTCGCTGATCTTGCCGCGAAGCATGTCGAGGATTTCGGCGCACTTCGGATCGACGTTGTCTTCGGCGACATCGTCGTTATCCGGCTGTTCACCATCCAGCTTGTCGAGCAACTCGACGACATCTGCCAGATCGGTGTCCTGCGCCAGATGGGACTTGATCGCAGCAACGATGCCAGGCTTCTTCGCCAGCCAGTTGCTTTTTTTCACGCCCGCCAGAATCGAGTTCAGATCGATTGCGGCATCAGCGGCCATCTTCGGCTTCAGGACGGCGAGCAACGCCCCCTTAGCCATTACAGCTTTCTTACTCAGGGACTTGCTCACTGTTAGTGCTCCCATAGGGTTAATAGAATCTGCTACAAGGACGTCAGGGCCTGCTCGGCCCTTTTCTACGAGTGCTACGTGGTTGAATCTGAGATTGCGTATGACCCCGTCATAAGGGACGCCCTCATACGTTCCCGGCGTCATGTCCGGGTCGTAGTAGTAGGCGCTGGAGATTTCCTGCTGCGCTCCGGTCTCGATTCCCCGGATAGCCCTATCGGTCCAGATGACAAGCGAGTTGTCGAGATAGGGCGCGTTGAACGCGGCGTCTGTGCCAGTCGACCCGACAATCAGATCGGGGCGGTGGTCCGAGGAATTGACCGGAACGTGTTCGCTCAGAACCGGGATGTTGTTCGCGGTCGACGCAGCCTTAGCGAGTTCGTCCGGATCGCGGAGCAGCATGTAGATGCGCTCGGGCTCGAGGCCCAACTTGTCCCAGTCGGGGATTTCATTGCCGCGGTACGGGCAGACGTTTGCCTTGCTAATGTGCGTCAGCTCGACGTGCATGCGGCCGTCCTGGTCCGTCATGCGCACGCTGGCCTTGTCGAAGGCGAGGCGGTCCATTGCTGGCTTGTCGTCGTCGGCTGTCTGAGTGCCCAGAGCAACCTCGACGGTGCCCTTGACGCCAGGGTGAAGGGGCTGCGGCGGCTCGTCGAGCTTCGCCCACTTGAACGCGGTGTGTTCCTCGCGTTGCAGCTTGGGCGTGAACTTGCGCATGATGTCCATGCGGAACGTGATGAAGTCGACGCCCTCCAGATCCTCGACGCTCGTCATGAGGCGAAGTTCGCCATAGGGGAGGCCGCCGATCTCTTCACGAGTCTCGCGGATCGCCGTTTGCTCGGGCGTTTCGTTATCGTCTGCTTTGCCGCCGGGGAAATCCCATTCGTTCGGATGATTCGACGTCGGGCTACGCAGAAGGAACAGGGCTTCGCCATCAGGCGTCACCATACAGATGCCAGCGCCGCGAATCTTTTCGTCCTTCGCGACAAACTCCTTTCCGACACTCTTGGGGATGCCGAGATTGCTTTTCCCCTCAGCCGCGGCGTACATCGCGCGCTTCTGCTTTTCGGATACGGTCGGCATGGCTATGTGCAGGTAATGCGTACGCCACGCATGGCGACGCGCGATGCGATGAGGGCGGCTCGATCGGCGCCCACGAACGGGAAGATTGCGAAAGCGCAGATTTTCGCTGCGGGCATTGCCCAGCGCGCGAATTTCACGTTGACTCGAATCACGCACTCCATATCAAGTGCCCACTGCGATATTCAGACCCACAACACCGGATAACGTGATCGCTGCGAGGTTGGTGTTGACGCCTATCGTCAAGGCGACGGGCGATCCGGGGAGGACCGCCATCGCTTCGTATTGGACGGCTTCCACCGCGTCATCGCCCATCGCCACGAATACGACACGCTGACCGAGATTGGTCACGATTGCGACTGTAGGCGAACCGGTCGTCGGCAGTTCGACGGATGACGACACATTGGTCGCCTGTAGTTCGACGGCGTCAGTCGGTGCGAAAGATGGGATAGTCATTTCACAAGCTCATGAATGGGGTGATACGGGTGAAATGGAAACCCTGCTTCGGCATTGATGCGGATCACATCCTCAATCGGAGGAAACCCCCGGCGCCACTTATGTTCATCACGCCAACGAGCGGCATCCCGATCCCATTCATCCACCGCCGGATCTTTGGGCTTCTGTTTGAACCAGTTGAGGATTGCCATATCAGTTGTCCAGTCCGGGGATGATGCTTTGCGCTGTGCATCTGCAGTTCGGCAGTTCGCCCGGCCAGATGTATTCGCCGTCGATCAAACATCCCTTCGCGATGTCGTAAATCTTTCCCTTGCCGCCGTCTGCCTGACTGGCTGCAACATGGGACTGGCGCGGATGCTTACCGCCATGCGAGTGGCGCCAATGCGCCTGCGTGATGCCGAGTTCCGCCTGACGCGTGCGGTTGATTACTGCGGTCATCTTGTTGGCTTGGTCGCGCGCGATAAAAGCGGCCCGGCGTTTCGTGACGCCATATCGCTTGGTCAGTTCTTCGGTCAGATCACCGAGGTTGCGGCCTTGGGTCATTGACCGCATGACGAGACCTTCGACGTCGCTCAGATGCTGCTGAGCGATGCTCTTGATCAGCCCGACGTTCTCGCCCACTGCGGCCTGCATGGCATTGTTGACGTCAGCCGTTGTCTTGAACTTGACTGTGAATCCGGCGCTCTTAAGGATTGACTCCAACTGAACGTCCGTTGCTCCGGCCGCCCGGTCGACAAAATACTGGGCGAGTTCGTCGGCGCCCTTGTCGAACGCCTTCATCCAGCGCCGCGACATACGGTGGATCGCCCGGCGCATGGCGTTAGCGGGGCTGCCGTCGCGGAAAGACTCGAATCCGGCGTCCTGTGCTAGGCTAGGCGGTGGGTTTGCCCGGTATTGAGCGGTGATCCAGTAGCTGAGCGACTTGTGAAGCGCGTCCACCCATTTCTGTAGCGCGCGGTTATACGACGCCTCAATACCAGCGTTTGCCCGCACCGGCCGCAGGACAACATCCTTGCCGGTCGGAGAAACGAGCTTTGCCATCAGGAGCCAGAATGAAAGAAGGAATTGCGGTCGACTATGTCGGCTACGACCACGAAGAGCCGCAGCGCGTCGTGGTCTATGTCGGCGAGAACGACGAATACTCGGCGCGCTTTAACCTGTCTGATCTGCTTGATACCGAGCTGGACATGTTCAAGCTGAAAAGCGGCCTGACAGACAGTGCCGGCAAGCCGCGTTTCGATGCGATGGAGTTGGAGCTAACCGAAATGGTCAGGCGAATCAGGGCGATCAAGTACGGCTAGACCGTCTCTTCCTCGCCTTCTTCCTGCTCATTGCCGGTCAGCTTCTCGGCATGAACCTCTAGGCCAACCTCAGGATTCGGCGGCTCAGGCATCAGGCTCAGGTCGAGCCCCGCATAGGGAGAATCAACTTCACCCGCCACGCGACTCCGGCTTTCTTCCGGCGCGATTACTGCGGCGCCGATCAGAACCGCATCCGTATCGGCCTCGACCTTCCGGATATTCGCGCGCTTCTCTTCATCCATCGTGCGCATCGGCTCCCATTCGAAACCAATCTCGGGATCGATTTCGCCGAAGAGCGATAGCTGAACGACGTTCAGGATCTTCGACAGGTGCGGCGTGTAGATCTGCTGATTGGCCGATAGTGTGTCTTGGAAGACCTCAATCTCACCGTCTGACGTGGCGTTCAGGCCGCTCGGCGTAATGCCGGTCAGATAGACCAGAGGCAACCCGGTCGGCGCGCACATCTGCTCCTGGCTTTGCGCCTGAAGCTTGTCCAGACTACCCAGCGGGGCAGAGATGTTGTCGAACTCTTCGTCGCTCTTGCTGATCGCATTGACGCCGTGATTGTCACGGGTCAAATTGAACAGGCTCATCCGGTTGTAGAAGTTAGACAAACCTTCTGCATTGGTGAGTTGCGACATGTCCGTCTTGAGCGTCCACACCGTGAAGGCGTGGATCAGATCAGATACGGACTGACGCGTACGAAGCCAGTTATCGACGTACGGCTTGATCATCTGCGACAGCGACAGGCCCGCAAACGCATACGCCGGCTTGAGGATGTCGGGCACTTCCCGCGTGACGACCGTCAACAGGCGGCTGGAGTGAATCTCCTTGCCCATGACGAACCAACTCGTCGGCTTGTAGAACGTCGTATCCAGCGGGTCGTTGGCGTTGTACCGGTTCGGGTATGACCAGTTCGGATCGATGACCGTCAGGCGCTTGATGGCACCCAGGCCGATCTTTGCCGGCGATTCGACCAGCTCCGTCTTCAACTCAGCCGTGTCGATCTGGTCCGAGACCATACCGACGTCGATGAAGATCTGCGAGCGACCGAAGAATCCATCCTGCTCAATCGCTTCGCGGAACTTGGCCTGCACATTCAGGCGCTTGAATTCGGCTTCGATCTTCTTGATCTTGTCCGACTTGTCTACTTCGCCCGACGCCTTGATCTTGACCCACTTGCGGGTCATTTCCCGCGCGTAGACCTCAGCGGGCTTACGGAACTCGGGTATCTGCGCCCAGTTGGCAAGCGCAACGAAGCCGGGGAAAGCATAGCCCTGCTCGAATGCCGTATTGATGTTGTCCAACAGACCGAAACTGAGGGCGGAGCTTTCGCTGTAGCCCGCGTCCATCGCGATCTTGGCGCCAGTCCGCTCAGGGGGCAGAACGCCCTTGAGCGGCTCGTAGGGGCGAAACAATTGCTCTTTGTTGACCTTCGTCGCCGGCTTAGCGCGCATCGCCAGCAATGCATCAAACGTCACCTTCATTGCCGCAGACTTCGCCGGCGCGATGGGCGCGACGTGCTGCGCGGCCATCTGGGCTTTTTTGCGTTGTCTGCGGTTCATCGAGTGTGACCCATGCGGGCGAGTTGTTTGAGAGCGTCTTGCGATATCTGCATGGGCTCAAGACCGGGAGCAAATATCATCACGAAGGCATCAGCCAGGTTCGGCGACGCAACCTCACGTTTCGCCAGATCCTTTTTGCTTTCAACCTTGACCTTGCCGTTGTTGTCGTAGTCCCGCTTGGGCGTGGACAACTCGTCAATCAACTGGTCGAGATAGGGAAGGTCGCTCGAGATGCTGATCATCTCGTCGTCGCTGAACTTCTCGCCCTTGCGGATAGCGTTGTAGGTATTGCGGAACCGATCGGCGACCAGCCACCATGTCTGGGCCTTCAGATTCAGGAACATGTCCTTGTTCTTCGTGCCCGTCTGGTATTCGGCGTCGGGCTTGAACACCGCGGCGCCAGCGTTGAACTTCTGATACTGGATGCGACCGTCGACGACTGTGGAGTTCAGTTCGCCGAACTTGGCGCCTGCGCTTGCGCCGACACCAATAGAGTCGTACGTGACCGCCGCGCTGCGCTCCTGAGCGGCCTTCCAGACGCGAGTACAGGACTTGAGTAATTCGTCCTCACCAGCCTTCCAGAGGTCTGCCCACGACACCACAGAGCCATGCGCATACACATTTGCGCACTTGTCCGAGCCAGAATCGGCAATGTCGTAACCGATGCGCTTGCGGCCCGAGGCTTCGAACCCTAGCACCTTGTGTGCATCGATCGCGGCCATGATCCACGAACGCTTGATGATCGAATCGTCGTCGTTGTCCTTTGGGACGCCGAGGTAGATATGCGCGAACTCGTCTTCGTCTTCGTCCCTGGCTGCGGCGATGACATCCAGCATCGTCTGCGACAGGAACGGATTCTCGTCGTAGTTGATGAGCCGGACTAATGTTCCAGGGGGCGGATTGATAACGAAACGACGATATGCGAAATCCGTCGCGAGCCGCGGGTTGAACACAATCCAGACCTGCGAGCCCTGTTTGCGGATCGTCGCCTCAAGGATCTTCCACTGCTCCTCGGTGAGGTTGTGGCCTTCCTCTATCCAGAGGACGTCGATACCTTCCAGCGACTTGATTTCGTCGATCGACCGCCACAAGCCATAAAACAGGAACTCGGCGCCCGTCTTGCGCCCGATGATCTTGTTGTCGAGCACCCGGAACTGGCTGCTCAGCCCGAACCGGTCAATCTGGTTCTTGAGCAGGGTATATACCGACTCCTCAATCTTGTTCTGAAACTGACGGACACAGAGAAAACGTAACTTTGCGTTGCTGGCCAGATATGTCGCGAACCCTGCTGCATCCCATGACTTGGACGATGCACGACCGCCATACAGGACACGGTTCCGTACCGGCTTATCACCGACTATCTTTGCCGCCCAGAAGGCGCGCAGAACCGGATTCAGCGTCGGCGGGCTAGCTTGCTCCATAGAAGTGATCGAGGCTCGTTGGTACGTCTTCGCCCGGGCCACCTTGCTCGACGGTCAGCCCATAAGCTTCGCGTTCAAGCGCCACCAGCGTTTTCAGCGTCTCTGCCAGCTTCTTCATGCTGTCTATGCGACCTGCGCTGGAGATGACCTTCATGTACAGGTCATTGCGCTTGTCATTACCGCGGTCATCCGGCGAACGAAGAATCTCGCCAAGTTGCTCGAACAACTCACGGTTCTCGGTGACCTGCTCAAGTTCGTCCAGCATCGCCATTGCGAGGCGGCGGGACTTGGCAATGTCTTTGCGATGAGCGAGTCGGATGCCCGCGATGACTTCCGCGTTGGCCTCGACAATCGCCCGGTCAGTTACCGCCTGTTCCGTGGTAACCGAGGTGGTAACCGTGCGCGTGGTAACTAGCTGCTCAGCCTTATCCTGTATGCGTTTGCTGAGATCGCGCACCCATCCGTCGCGCTTCGCACGCTTGGCGATAGCCACATGCGACACGCCTTGTGATGCCGCAATCTCCCGCACCGACAACAAGCCGGCCCGGTAGTCGGCTTCAATGCGCTCCCAGTCCGGCGCGGCTTTCTTTGGCTGCGCCATGTTTAACCTTGAGTGATTTGTTTCTTGCGGCTCGCGGGCGCTTGGAGGAATTTACTCAAGCCGCCTCAAACATCTCAGGCGTGACCGTATTGCGAGCCACCTGCCCGTATTTCTCGTGATAGGTGATCGCAGTAGCCGACCGCTCCGAGATCCAGCCACCGCGGGCCGCGTAGGCGTCGCGTGCGGCGATCGTCGGATGCTGGATGACGGTCATTCCCGAATGCTCTTTCTCTTCGATGTGGTGCCGGTGCCCTGTATGGCACACGCGTTTCAGTGTATTGCCCCAGATCTTCGGGAACTGGCTGGCGAAGAGAAGCGGCAGATCGTCGTTCTTCTTCATATGCCCGTGGTGAAACGCCAGCATGGTTTGACCGTGCTGATAGGCGTAGTAGGGCAGCTCAGACTCCACAACCTGAACGCGGGGCTCGTTCTCGTACAAAGCCTTGAACATGGCGCGAAGCCAGATGCTAGATGACATGTCGTGATTGCCTTCCGCCATCAGGACGACAACCGTTTCATGCTTCACCAAGGCGAAGTCGACAATCCGGCGCAGGATGCGAATGGCGGTTCCCACCAGCTTCGAGAAGCGGCCGTCCTGGTCGAGAACGTGCCCATGCATCGGCGTCACCGGCATCAGACCGTTACTGCCGTCCGAATGCAGGAAGTCGCCGAGCTGGTTGATAAATCCAACCTTTGCATTGGGTGCGGCATTGACCATGTGGGCGAAAGCTGCAGTCAGTGTTTGCTCTGCGATCTTCAGATCCCAGTCCGCTCCGCCTTCAAATCGCCACGCGAGGGCGCCCACATGACAGTCCGTCAGTGTGTAGACGTTGCAGAGGGCGGCATCTACTCCAGCAGGCACCGGCGCAGCATGAACGCGCGGCAGCGTTTCCGCCATCGCAGCGCATGCCTCGCGGAAGATTGCCTCCTGCCGATCGTGGTCAATCTGGCTCTTTACCCATTGGCCAGTGAGAACGCCGTCCTTGTTGAAATAGGAGGAGACGCCTTTTGTCAGGAAGCCATCGGGCACGACCCGAGTCATGTGGCACTCTGGCGCATACCCCATCTTTGCTGCTTTCTTCTTCAGCGCGGCGAGGGCATTCCCGATCGTGCCGTGACTCAGGCCCAACTCAGCAGCGGCTTTCCGCTCGGAGCCCAGCCGATCTACGACCTCGAGGAATTCGAGTTGCCTCGGCGTGGCAAACTGGCGAAGGTTTTCGTCTATTGCCACGGCTTCCCCTCAAGAGCTTAGTTTTGGACTGAATTCACCGCATGCGTCCGTCACATGTACGATGGGCCAGCAGCTATCTACGTGCGCGCCCTCCGCATCGAATGACGGGACGGGCGGGTAACGCCGGCAGTGAATCAGATCACCGAACGCTGCGTGCTTGCAGGACTTACAAGTACTCGTCGGCTCCTCGATCACCGCTGCTTTGGCTTTTCGAGGCATGGACGGTACCGGATGTAAAAAAGCCCATGCCTTTCAGCGCGGGCGACTAGCAGGGGAAGCTAGTGGGAATTGGGTGAAGGCTTGACGCTTGGCCCGCATGGCGCAGTGGCTCCCTATCGGGACGCGCGGCCAACTCTGCCTTACCTTCGTGGATGGCGGCTGACCAGAACGGTCGTCAACTCAATTCGGATTTGTGCACAACCCGATTTGATACCCGGAGTTTCACCGGTATGAGCCAGTCGCCATGCATGAAAGCCGTCCGTTGTGCCGCAGGGGTGGACGAAGCCCGGATGTTACGGCGGGTTGAGGGCGATGGCCACATCTCCGCGGCTTTTGCGCTTTACCCTTGCTCTGCTCACCCTCACGACTGGCGGCTCAACCCTATAAGGTGGGCTCGTGCCAGCGACGCGTACTGGCATACGCGGAGCCGCCATGCGTGAAGATGCTCTAGGGCTACCAAATCAGCGATTCCGCC